CGCCAAGCTGGATAACAGCATCACTTGGCTGGGTCAGGACGCCCGTGGACGCGGCATCGTCTACCGCGCCAACGGCTATCAGGCCGAGCGTATCTCGACGCACGCCGTCGAGTTCGCCATCCAGAGCTACACCGACATGACGGACGCGGTGGCCTACTCCTACCAACAGGACGGCCACGAGTTCTACGTCCTCAACTTCCCGCTGGCCGACACGACATGGGTGTTCGACGCTGCGACGCGGGCGTGGCACGAGCGGCGCGGCCTCAAGAACGGCGTGTTCACGCGCCATCGGTCCAACTGCTTTGTCAACTTCAACGGCCTGCTGGTTGTCGGCGACTTCGAGAACGGCAACCTGTACGAACTGGACCTCGACACCTACGCCGACAACAGCTTGGTCCAGAAGTGGCTGCGTCGGTGGCGGGCGCTGCCGACCGGCGGCAACGACTTCAAGCGCACCGCGCACCACGCCTTGCAACTGGTCTGTGAGACCGGCGTCGGCCTAGTCGGTTACGGAGACGACGAGCTGCTGCTGGTCGAGACAGGCGTCGATCTGCTGGTGTCGGAGGGCATCCCGTTGCTGCTGGGCTATCCCGTCACCGAGGGGGCAGACCCGCAAATCATGCTGCGCTGGTCCGACGACGGCGGGCACACTTGGTCGAAAGAGCACTGGCGGTCGATGGGGCTGATCGGCCAGTCCTCGACGCGCGTCATCTGGCGTCGGCTGGGCATGACCGACAAGCTGCGCGACCGCGTCTACGAGGTGTCGGGCACCGCCCCCGTCAAGGTGGCGATCATGGGTGCCGAACTGACCGTGAGCGGCACCAATGGCTGACATCACCTCGATCCCCGCCGCGCGCGTCCCGGTGCTGGAGCCGGGCACGGCGATCATGTCGCGGGAATGGTATCGGTTCCTGTTCAACCAGTTCAGCCAGACCGGCAGCGGCACCACCGACATCTCTATCAGCGACCTTGCCCTTGCGCCGTTCAGCGGTGCGGAGGCCGAGGCGATGATGGACCTGGTGCGTGCCGACGTGCAGGGCCTGCTGTCCGCGCCGCCTCTGGTGCCGCCGCAGGGCTACGCGGGCGGGTTCGCCAGCACAGCCACGCAGACACTGTCGGGCGCGAGCGCGGCGAACGCCGTGACGTTCAACACCACCAACTACGCCAACGGCGTCAGCCTCAACACCAGTTCGCGCATCGGCGTCACCCGCGCAGGGGCGTTCGTGATCTCGGCCACGGTGTCGCTGGACAAGACGACCGGCGGCTCAACCTTGGCGTATCTGTGGCTGCGTAAGAACGGCGTCGACGTGGCCAACTCCACGAGCCGGTGGCGGCTGAAAGGCAACGACGACGAGGTGCTGATCCCGCTGCTGGCGACGCTGTCGCTGACGCATAACGATTATGTAGAGCTGATGTGGGCCGCTGACGACACCAATGTTATACTGAACGCCCACGCTGCGACTGCGTTCGCCCCTGCAAGCCCTTCGGCGCTGTTGAGCATCACACAGGTTGACCAATGACCGTTTTCCTCTCGCCTCTCGCCGGCGCTGGCCAGCAGTTCCTTGACAACTCCGGCAACCCGCTGACCGGCGGGCTGCTCTACACCTACGCGGCGGGCACGACGACCCCTACCGCCACCTACACGACGGCGGCAGGCGTCACGCCCCACGCCAACCCGATCGTCATGGACGCCGCCGGGCGGCTGGAGAGCGAGGTGTGGCTGACCGGCGAGGTCGCCTACAAGTTCATTCTGCGCGACAGCGCGGGTGGGCTGATCGGCACCTACGACGACATCTACGGCATCAACGACGTCAGCGCGACGGGCGTGCCGTGGTCGGAGATCACGGGTGAGCCGACAACGCTGGCGGGCTACGGCATCACCGACGCCCTGTCCGCTGCTGCTGCGGCTACCACCTACGCGCCGATCAACAACGCCGCGCTGACCGGCACGACGACGATCCAGGATGCGGCTGCCGCGTCGCACACGGCGGGCTACCTCGACGTGCCGCAAAGCCTCAAGACCGCCAATCACCAACTGGTGCTGGCCGACCGGGGCAAGTCCGTGGTTATGAACGGCACGTCGCTGACGCTGACCGTCCCCGCCAACGGCACGGTGGCGTTCCCGATCGGCACGGCCATCGTCGTCATCAACATCGCCGCCACGTCGCTGTCGGTGGCCATCACGACCGACACGATGACGCTGGTCAACACCACGACCACCGGCACCCGCACGCTGGCGCAGAACGCCATGGCCACGCTGGTCAAGGTTGGCGCGACGAACTGGATCATCGCCGGGCTGGGGGTCACCTGATGGCTGGCGTCATCGCCGTCATGGCGGGCCTGAGTGCGCAGACCGCCCCCAACACCGTCATCTTCGACTTTTCGTCGGGGTCAGGCACCGTCACGATCCCTGGGCCTACACCGAGTGGCGCGGTCATTGAGGTGTGGGGCGGCGGCGGCGGCGGCGGGTTTGGCATCGAGGGTGTCGGCGACAACGGCGGCGGCGGCGGCGGCGCGGGCGGCTACAGCAAGACCACGCTGGCCCTGAGCGGCGCAGACGCGGCCAAGACCATCCTCTACACCGTCGGCGCTAGAGGGACAGGGTCAAACACCCCCGATCCCGGCAACACGGGTGGCACCTCGACGGTGTCGAGCGGGACGTATACGATCACGCCGATGATCGCCTTGGGCGGCGGCGGCGGCACCTCGGACGCCAACACCATTCAAGGTCAGGGCGGCACCGCCTCCGGCGGCTCTGACACCAACACGACAGGCACCGGGGGCGGCTTCCTGACGCGAGCCGGGGCTGCGGCCACGGCGGGCGTCAACGGGTTGCAAGGTGGTGCTGGCGGCGACGGCGGGCTTCCCACCATCGGCGGCGAAACGGGCGACCCAGGCTTGCCGGGGCGCGTCCGCTTCGTCTTCACAATCTAGGAGGGCCTGATGGCCGTTTACGTTCGCGTCCTGATCCCGTCAAAGACGGCAGAGGCTGCCCAGACAACGCAATACACCTCTACGGCGGTGACAACGATCATCGACAAGTTCACGGCCACCAACTACAGCGCCAGCGCCGCGACGCTGTCGGTCAACCTCGTGACGTCGCTGGACAACCCCGGCAACGCCAACCTCGTGGTCAAGACGGTGTCGATCCAGCCGGGGCAGACCTACCTGTTCCCGGAGCTGATCGGCCATGTGCTGCTCAACGGCGGCTACATCTCTACGATCGCCGGCACCGCAACCGCCATCAACATCCGCGCCAGCGGGAGGACCATCTCGTGATCGAGGCGCTGGAAGAGCATTTCACCAATACACTGGACCTGCCGCCCGCCGCCGTCGACTGGCTGCTGGACCTGTGGCAGGTCATCCAGGTGTTCGACGACGCCCACGACGGCGACCCGATCAACAACGTGATGCCTGCGCTGTGGGCCGCGCTGGTGTCGATGCCGAGCAACCCGTTCTACGTCGCCAACGCTGCCGCGCTCCAGTCGAGCGTCGCCACCGCCATCCTGAAATGGCACGCTGCCAACGAGGCCGAGGACGGCGGTGTGGCTGACGAGCGGTCGTTCGTGTGGCGCGCGGCCTACTACGACGTGGTGCTGTTGGTCGTCCTGCTCTGCCACGGTCAGGCCGAGGCGCTGCGGCTGGCCCCCGCCGTGATGCTGATGTATGGTGAGCCGTTCGCGGCCTATCGGGAGGAGTTCCCCAATGCCTAATCCTATGGTCGCCGTTGCCGGGGCACAGGCCGGCGCTTCGCTTATTGGTGGTCGGAGCCAGTCCCGTGCGGCCCGACGGGCTGCTGACGCGCAGGTCCAGTCCGCTGCGGAGGCGTCGCGTCTCCAGCGCGAGATGTTCGACCGGCAGGTGCAGCTCCAGGAGCCGTTCCGGCAGGGCGGCATCACCGGCCAGAACCGCATCATGGAACTGCTTGGCATCGGCGGTGACGCGACGGCGGGCGACTACGGTCGCTTTGGCCGCGATTTCAGCATGGCCGACTACGAGGCCGACCCCGGCTACGCCTTCCGGCTGGCCGAGGGCAACAAGGCGCTGGAGCGATCGGCGGCGGCGCGCGGCATGCTCATGTCTGGCAAGATGTTCAAGGGCGCACAGCGGTTCGGGCAGGATTTGGCGTCGCAGGAATACCAGAACGCCTTTCAACGATACCAGACCAACAGGTCGAACCAGCTCAACCCGCTCGGCACGCTGATGGCCTCGGGCCAAGGGGCCACCAATATGCTGTCCGGCGCGGCGGGCCAACTCGGCACGCAACTGGGTGAGAACGCCATGGGGGCGGGCAACGCCCGCGCCTCGCGGTATATCAACCAAGCCAATGCGTATACGGACGCTCTCAGCGGCGTAACCAACGCCTTCACGGGCTATATCGGGCGCGGAGGCGGCTTTGGCGGTCGCGCGCCGGTCCCGCCGCCGTCAGCCACGCCGTATGGCGGCTATGGCGCAGGTCGCGGAGGGGTCGGCTAATGCCCATCGACGCTCGCATCAGTATGGGCCTTCGGCCCCAGACCTACGACGCTTTTGCCGCCTACGACACCGGGCGCGCTGCCGCGCAGACGGCCCAAGCCAACCAGATGGCGATGCAGGCTGCGCAGGCCGAGGCCGAACTTAACCGCAACGCCATGCTGGAGGCGCAGACCCTTGACCCCAACGACCGCGCGGCGCAGCAGCGGTATGCTTTGAGGTATGGAGCTGCTGCTACACCTCGCTTGACTGCCCTTAGCGGCGTGGACACCAACTTTGCTGGGCGCGGCGCAGAAAGACGCGCAGAGGGCGAGTTTGGTATCAAGCAAAACGAAGCTGGTATGACGGAACTCCGCACCGTCGTAGGTCGGGTGTTTGCCAACCCTGACGACGCAACCCTTGCCGATGCGGCGCAACGATACCCGCAGTTTGCGGCGGACATCAACCGTATCGCGGCTAATCCTGACGCGGCTGCGCGACGTACTGGGTTGGCGACGCTGGTTGCCTCGCTGCCGGGTGGGACGGATTTCCTTAAGGCTGTGACGGAAAACTACGTGCGCACCAATATGGGCGATCGCAGCGTCGTGGATCAGACGAACCCGTATGCGCCTGGATTTACGCCGCCGGTCGAGCAACAATACGGCGAAAGCCCGAACCGCCCGCAGTACATTACCGGCGATGACGGCGTAGTTTATCGCGTCTCCTCCAGCGGCCCTGCCACGCGAGTTCCTGTGGAGGGCGGTGGCACCCTTACCGAACGTGTGCCTGGGACCGCGCCGACAGCAACGCAACAAGCCGACGAGTTAAAACGCGAAGTTGCTTTGTCAACAATCAACTCCGGTGCCACGTCTCTACTCGCAGACTTTAGAATTTTGCGGAACCAAGGATATATGCGGACGGAAGCTCTCAATCCGCTTCAAAATTTTGGGTTGGGTGTCCGCCAAATTTTCCCTATGGTCGAGGGCATGGCGCGGTCAGTAAATCCTGCCGCAGACGCTGCCGCAGGGCGCATCCAAGGCACTATTTCCAGCATGATTAGCCAACTGCGAAACGTCACGGGCGGGACCGCGCGCGAAATAGACGCAGTTAAAGAGTTGGAACTTGCGCTGGCACAACTTGGAAACTCAAGCGGCAACTACGAAGCGTCCGTGGATCTTGTTAAGGCCCTTCAAGCGCGCATGGCTGTGGTCCAAAGTATTTACGACGAAGGTGGTTTCCGTGGTGACGGTGGTGGGCCTGCGCCTGCCGCTAGTGATCGCGCGGCGCTAATAGCCGAAGCGCGTCGGCGGGGGCTTGACGTAGAATGAGGCAAGATCCGGCGTCCATGACTGACGAGGCCCTGCTGGCCGCACTCGGTCGCCCTGCGGCTGCGCCGCGCGCCGCGCCGGCTGCTCCGCGCGCGGCCCCTGCCGCGCCAGTCAATCCGCAGGCCATGTCTGACGCCGAACTGATGCGCGCGCTCGGTCGCCCTGCGCCCGCAGCCCCTGCTGCCCCGCGCCGCGCACCTACCGGCGGCGGGCGTCAGCCTGCGCCAGCGCCTGCCCCTGCCGCGCCCGCTGCGCCTTCGCGGACCCTCGGCGACAGCGGGTTGACGCTGGGCAGAGCCGTCGTGGAGCAATCGCGCCAGGGATATGGCGCGCAGGACATCGCCGACAATCTTGCGGAAACTTTTGGTGGCGCACCTGCCGACTACGGCGTTATCAGGTCGGAAGACATCACGCCGCAAGAAGCACAGGCGCTGATAGACACGGGTGAGTATCAACGCGACCCGCGCGACCCCACCAAAATCTTCCGTGTCGTCGGCACGATTGACCGCCCTGCCGTCGAGCTGCCCGCTGCCGAGGTGCAGGGCGGCGTCGAGGGTATGCCGATGCAGGGCGACGTGGCGCAAGGCATGTTTACTGGGGAAGAGCTAGGTATCGCTCCTCTCGTGTCTGGCGCGGCTGGCGTAGCGCGCGGTCTACATCGTGTCGCGGGAGGGGTTTACGGACTTTTTGGCCAAGCTGCCGACCGGCTCGGGCTGGATGGCATCGGCAACGCCATGATCGATCAAGCGAACGCCTACCAAAACACGATGGGTGCCATAAACGCACCTTTTCGTGCGCGCGCGCCTGTCAGCAATCCAATTGGGAGTTTTGTCGGCGAAACTCTTGCGGCCGCGCCTATTCCCGTCGGGGTCGGGCAAGGCATCCGCGTCGTAGGCCAAGGCGTCGGTCGGTTTGCGCCGCCCGTTGGGCGGGGTATTGAAGCGTTCGGGCGGTCGGTTTCCGCTGGCGGCTTCACACCGTCTGCGGTCGGTCGCCCCGCTGCGGGGATGGCACCTTCGGGGCTGGAGCGTCTTGGTAATGTTGTGACGCGCGCCGGGGGTGGTGCGACAGCAGGTGCGTTGGGCACCGCACTTACTGCGCCCGGCGGCGGGGAAGGCGACAGCGGCCTGCTTGGTATGAGCGACACAGAGGCCGGGGCTGCTATCGGCGCACTGCTGCCCACCGTCGCCGCTCGTCCGGCCAAGTTTGCAATGAACCGCCTGATGGACGGATATCAGGCGCTGGTCGGCGAACTGGGTCAGACCCGCGCAGCTAACATCGTGCGCCAGTCGCTCGGCGTCGACTATGACGCGGCCTTGGTCGCGCTACGCAACGCCCGACCCGACGAGACGGCTCAACAGGCGCTGGTGCGCGCCGGCGCCGAGCCTGCCGCCTTCATGGGTGTGGGCGCCGAAGTGCGTGGCGCAGCACCTGATGCCTTCCTTGCCCTTGAAGCGAGGCAACAGGCCGCGATGCAGGCCCCGATTGACCGACTGGCGGGAGGCGCAAACCTGACCGCCGCGCAAATGGCACAGCGCGGCGAGAAAGCAGCCTTGCGCGCAGCCACGGTACCAGCGGGCGAGGCGGCGCTGGCGCGGGCCGGTGCAACCGGGCGGTTGGACGTGGATGCTATCGCCAATCAACTTATGGCCCGCGCAGACGTGCCTGGAGTTCGAGCCAACCCAGAACAGGTGCAGGCGCTGGGCAACGTCGCGCAGCAGCTCAGGTCTATGGCCGACCTCGGCGGCGGCGTCATTGAACCTGCGGATTTATATGAAATCCGCCAAAGGTTCATCACCAGCGAGGTGAACAGACTTTTGAATACGTCCGGCACCGCAAGCCCCTCGGCGCTGCGCGCGCAGGAAGCGGAAATCAGGGCGAACATTGCGCCGCTTATCGACGACGCTATTGAAGCAGCAGGCGGCACTGGTTGGCGTCAATATCTAGACGACTATTCCAGCGGGATGCGAAGCATCGAACGTCAGCAAATGATGGGCGTAGCCGGGCGGCAACTGCGCCAAAACCCCAACACGTTCGCAAACCTCGTTGAAGGAGACGCACCGGACGTCGTAGCAAACGTGTTTAACCGCAACGACACGCTGGCCAACCTGATGAACCCGACCGGCGTCGGGCCGTCGGGCATGGACGCGCTGACAAGCGCAGCGCAACAAATCCGGCGCAACCAGCGCGTCGACGTGTTGGCTGGCGAAGGGCGCGGCGCGGCGCAAGAACTGATCCGGCAAGGCCGGAACAGAGGGCCGCTTACTGGCGTGGTTGACCTTGCAGCCCGGATATTCCGCCCTGGCACCGCCGCCGCCATGCAGGTCGGATCCGCGTTGCTCGACGCCAAGATTAACCCGCAAGTCCGCACGGCGCTGGCGCAGGCGTATCAGTCCGGTGCGAGCATGATGGAACTGCTGGCCATGACGCCGCTGGCTGACCGCGCGCAGGTGGCCCGCAACCTGCAAAACCCGGCGTTCTGGGCGCACCTGCAAACGGGCGCGATCAATGCCATGACCGGCAACGGCGGGCAACCGGCCAACACCATGTCACCCCCGCCGCAGTAGCTCGCGCCGCTCGCGGGCGGCGCGGACCTTGCTGTACCTCATGTGCAGCCGGGTCAGGTGCGAGGCGCGCGGCTCGTCACGCCGCGCCTCGGCGGCGATCGCAGCCTTCAGCTCGGCCTCGGTCATCGACGGGAGGCGTTCGACCAGGTCAGTCCACTCGGTCATGTCGTCTTCTCGTTCAGGATGGCGTCCACAACTCGCTCTGACCAATAGTTCAGGTCAATGCCGTGGCTATCCATCCCTCGGATCACATCAAGTGCGGCGCAAGCGATCTCCGTCGCGTCCCACCCGTGGATCGGCTGCGCCGCGCGGACCTTCGCCTCAATCACGGCAGTCATCTTTCCCAACGTCGTAGTCACGCTGCAAGCTCCTTGCGCGCCAGCTTGAAGAAGTCATCCGCGTCCACACCGAACGCCTCCAACGTCAGCGCCAGCCGGGTGTGCGCAGCGCCGACATAATACCTGATGGCCTCGACATCGCCCATGCCGCGCCCGTAGCCGTTTCGCAGGTCGCGCTCTCTCTCGTGCTTGGCCCACGCCGTCAGGTCAACGCCCGTGGCGTTGATAGCCGCCCGCGTAGCCGCTCGGGCAGCAGACCGGCGCGCCTCGCCGGCTTCCCACTCCTGCTCGGCATACGCCTTGACCAGCTTGCGGGCTGCGTCGGCTTGATCCTTGGTAATAGTCATGCGGCCAACTCCTCTGTAGCCAGTTGAGACAGCGACCGCTTGTCGTGCAGCGACTGCCAAATCCTCTCGTCGATCGTCTTCTCGGTCATCATGACGTAGCAATAGACCGGGTGCTTCTGCCCGCTGCGGTGCAACCGTCCGACCGTCTGCTCGAACAGCTCCAGCGACCACGGCAGCGACACGAACACGATATGCGACCCGCCGTGCTGGAGGTTCAGGCCGTGGCCCGCTGACTTCGGGTGGACCAGCAGCATCTCGATCTGCCCAGCGTTCCACCGCTTGATCGCGTCGTGGTCGTCCAGCGTCTGCGCCTGCGGGTAGCGTCGCTTCAACTCGGCCAACTCCTCGCGGTAGTTATAGACCACCAGGGTGTTTGCCCGTTGGTTCTCGGCCAGCAACTCCTCCAGCCGGTCGAACCGATGCGACGAGAACCAGACCGGCGAGGGGCTGTAAGCCCACCCGCCGGCGAGCTGCTGGAGCTTGCTCGTCACCGCCGCTGCGGTCAGGGCGGTCACCGTCTCGGTGCCCACCTGCGCGACGTAGTCCCGCTTCATCTTGTCGTACGCCTTCATGTCCATGGTCGACCTGACCTCGACCACGTTGAGCGGCGGCAGCTTGTCGGAATACTCGCCCGCGTCCAGCACGAACGTGGCGGGCTTGATCTTGGCCATGATGCCCGCCAAGGCACTGGGCCGGGCAACCCACTGGCCAAACTCCCGGCTGATCGGGATGAACCAGGTCTGTAGGAACGCCCCCTTGGAGCGCCCGAGCAGGTCGACGTCGATCACCTTGCACTGGCCGAACACGTCCTCCAGCCCGTTCGAGGTGAACGAGCCGGTCAGGCCCCACCGGAACTTCATGCCATCCAGCTTCTTGAACAGATCCTTGAAGCGTGCGCCGGACGGGTTCTTGAGCCGCGTCAGTTCGTCGAACACCACCCCGTCGAAGCCGTCGAGCGACGGCAGGGTCTGGATCGTGTCGTAGTTGGCGACGACCACGTCGGCCTTGGATGCGAAGGCTGCCGCCCGCTGCGCCGGCGTGCCGACGGCCACGGTCAGCGTCAGCCCCGGCGCCCACTTCGGGGCCTCGACGGGCCAGACGTCGGTGCAGACCCGCTTGGGGGCAAGCACCAGCCAGCGCCGGGCGACGCCTTGGCGGATCATGTCCTGCATGGCGGTGAGGGTCAAAGCTGTTTTTCCTGCACCCACCGCAGCGAGGATCATCGCCCGGTCGGTGGCGAACAGGAAGTCGGCAGCCTGCTCTTGGTAGGGTCTTAGCTTCATGTCGTCGCCTTCGGGTACGGTTGCGGGGCGTAGCGAAGCGCGGCCAGCAGCTCGCGCCGTCTGCGCCCTTTGGCGTTCAGATACACATAGCGATGCTTGCGCGAACGCGGTTGCAGGCTGAACTTGTCGCCGTGCAGCGCCCGTATCTCGTCCGCCGTATATGCGTCGGCTATGCTCTGGCAATGTCGCGCGTCACCCTCAATCGTCCAGTTGGTGCGCTTGGCAGACAGGCCGGTGTATAGCCAGTTCGTCGCTTGATAGACGACGCCGAGGTGGCCCTCTGCTGTGTCGGCGTAGGACACGACGTATTCCTTGCCCGCCATCGGAAGCGTCCGGCCAATCAAGAAGCTCTCGCCGTTGCGGGGCACGCTGTCGCACACCCACAGCCGCGTAAGCTCGACGACGTTCGTCGCGTGCTCGATGCCGGCAAGCCCCTTCCGCAACGGCGCGCTGCTCGGGGTTCCGTAACAGACGACACCCTTGCAATCCTCGCCAACAAACAGCCCGAACGCCGCGCTGCACGGGGCCTTGCGGTGCAGGTAGTGGTGCTCGACAACCATGCGCATAGCCTCTGCGTAGGTGATTGGCGCTATGCTGTAGTGTTCAAGCGCCATCTACGCTTCCCAACTGAACTTGCGCGGCGGCGACGGCTGGCGCGTCGGCACGAACGCCGTGTCCTTCTGCACCGGGCGGTCGGTCCGGCGGCGGATCAGGTTGAGCCGGTCCAGCTTGCCGATGATCGCGTTACGGCTCACGCCCATAGCCGCGCCGATCTGCGTGCAGGTCCAGCCTTTGTGGCGCAGGGCTATCATGTAGCTCACCCTGTCTTCATCCCACTCAGCCATTCGTCTATCTCCTCCCTTGATGACAAGCACACATAGTTCTGCTCCATCCGCCCCATCAGGGCGGCGAAGACGTGTTGCAACGGCGACAGTCGCCCGCCGGGGCGTTTCAGTTCCACGAACCAGACCGCACCTCCGGGGAGGCACACGATCCGGTCGGAGACGCCACGGTGCGACGGGCTGACGAACTTGAAGGCTACGCCGCCAGCAGCGGCCACCGCCTTCCGAAAATAGCTCTCGACTGCTTTCTCCAACATCGCTCGACCATACACGCCCGATTTCCGTTGACAACACTTTTCCGTGCAGCCAGAGTGGCGTCAACAAGGAGAGACAATCATGGCCCACTCACTCATCGTCGGCGGTTCGACCGCCAAGCGCGTCATCAACTGCCCCGGCTCGGTGGCGCTGGTGGCCACCATGCCCCCGCAGCCCGGCTCGTCCTACGCCAACGAGGGCAGCCTGCTGCATGCGGCCACCGCCATCGTGATGGACACCGCCTGCCCGCCCGAGGACATGGTCGGCTTCGAGGCGCACGGCCTGACGCTGACCGAGGAACTGCTGGAGCGCAAGCTCAAGCCCGCGCTGGCCCTGCTCAACGAGTATGACCCCAAGGCCGCGATGGAGTTCACCACCGAGGAGATGGTCAGCTTCGGTGACCTGATGCCCGGCGTGTTCGGCTCGTCCGACATCATCGGTCGGCTGGACGGCAAGGCCGTGATCCTCGACTGGAAGTTCGGCGACGGCGTCATGGTCGAGGCCGAGGAGAACATGCAGCTCATGTTCTACGCTGCGGCTGCCATGCGCACGCCGTCCTGTGCGTGGGCGTTCAAGGACGTGACCGAGGTCGAGTGCGTCATCATCCAGCCGCCGTATCTGCGGACGTGGACGACTACCGTCGAGCGCATCGCCGAGTTCGAGCGCCAACTGGTCCGCGCCGTCAACACCGCCGGGCTGCCGCGTGCGCCCCTGGCGGACGGCGACTGGTGCAAGTGGTGCACGGCCAAGCCGGTCTGCCCCATCAAGACCGGCCAACTGGACCGCATGAAGCGGGATGCGATGCAGACGATCGACGTCGACAAGCTGGCGACCTACCTCGCCGCTGCGCCCGAGATCGAGGACTTCCTTGCGCAGTGCCGCGCGCTGGCGCATCAGATGCTGGAGAACGACGTGCCGGTGCCCGGCTACAAGCTGGTCGCCAAGCGCGCAACGAGACATTGGGCTGACCCGACGACGGCGCAGGACGCGCTGATCGGGCTTGGCCTGACCAAGACTGACGTGACCAAGACCGAACTGCTGTCGGTGGCGCAGGCCGAGAAGGTGCTCAAGAAGCACAAGATCGACCTTCCTTCTGACATGGTTGTCGCGGTATCGTCGGGATCCACCCTCGCGGTGGAGACGGACCCCCGCCCTGCGGTGGTCCAGATCGGGCGTCAACTTTCTGCCGCCCTCAGCAAACTGAGCTAAGGAAAAAGACAATGACAAATCTGACTGTTTTCGGCAACGCGGGCCTTCCTTCCGTCGGCGACCTGACCTCGGCCCTGCGCCGGGTCGAGGCCACCGTCGAGACGGGTGCCGGCGGTATCATCCTCAAGATGGACAAGACCGGCCACTGGGTCTTCGGCTCCGACCAGACCGAGGTCGAGCAGGACAGCAAGTGGGCCGTCAATCCCTTCTCGTTCGTTCACGGCTTCATCGCCTGGGGCAACGGCGAGGTGCTTGGCGAGGCCATGGGTCCGGTGACGGCCCCGCTGCCTGAGCACGGCCCCGTGCCGGACGGCTGCGCCAAGGGTTGGGAAGTGCAGATCGGCGCGTCCGTGAAGTGCATCTCGGGCGAGGACGCAGGCATCAACGCCCGCTACTCGGCCACCTCGGTCGGGGGCAAGAAGGCCCTGACCGCGCTCGGCCTCGCCATCGCGGCGCAGGTCGAGAAAGACCCGACCCGTCCGGTGCCGGTCGTGCTGCTCAAGAAGGAGCACTACCAGCACAAGTCCTACGGTCGCATCTTCACGCCGGTCTTTGAGGTCGTGGAGTGGGTCGCCATGGACAAGGAGCCGGGTGGCGAGGACGAGGAGGCCGTCGAGGAAGAAGCCGCGCCGACCCGTCGTCGGCGCGCTGGCTAAGAGACGCGAGAGCGGGTCGGCCTCCGGGTCGGCCCGCGATCCGCGACCAATCACATGAAGATATTGTGGGCTGACACGGAGACGCGCAGCGTGTGCGACCTACCCGCCAGGGGGTCGTATAACTATGCGCAGCATCCGACAACGAAACTGCTACTGTTCAACTGGGCGTTCGACGACCATGCGGTTGCCGAATGGTGGCCCGGCTGCGGACAGCCGTTCCCACAAAGCGTCGTGGACCACATCCGCAGCGGCGGACAGATGCGCTTCCATAACGCCGGGTTCGACAGACTGATATTTGAATACGTCATCTGCCCTGACTACGACGTGCCCGTCCCGACGCTGGAACAGTTCTATTGCACCGCTGCGCAGGCGCGCGCCAACTGCGCTCCAGGATCTCTGGAGGATGTGGGTCGGTTCGCTGGCGCGTCGATGCGCAAGGACCACCGGGGCAAGCAACTGATCCGGCTGCTGTGCATCCCCCGCCCCGATGGCACCTTCAACGATGACCCGGCGCTGTTTGACGAGTTCCGTGAGTATGGAAAGCAGGACGTCCGTGCGATGCGGGCGATCTCGCAAGGGCTGCGGGAGCTGTCCGACGTCGAGCTGGCCGACTACCACGTCAACGAGCGGATCAACGACGCAGGCGTGCTGGTCGACGTGCCGCTGGCCAAGGCCGCGCAGGTCTACGCCGCTGCCGAGCTGGAGGAGATACAGGCGCTGGTCGTCTCGGTCACCGAAGGTGCAGTTACGTCGGTGCGCAGCCCCCGGATGCGGGAGTGGGTGTGGAAGCGGGTCGGGCCGCAGGCGCGCGACCTGATGATGGTCACCAAGGGCGAGGAGACCAAGCGGTCGATCGACAAGAACGTGCGGGCCTCGCTGCTGGTGCTGGCCGAGGAGAACCCCGACGAGGTGCCCGCCGACGTGGCCGACGTCGTCCAGTGCGCTGACGACCTGTGGGCGTCGAGCGTCGCCAAGTTCGCCCGCATGGCGGACCTGGCCGACGAGGAGGACCACCGGGTGCGCGGCGCGTTCGTGTTCGCCGGCGGTGCGGCCACGGGCCGGGCGTCCAGCTACGGCCTACAGGTCCACAACTTCGCCCGCAAGACGGCCAAGGATCCCGAGGCGGTGCGGCACGCCATGGTGCGCAGCCACCAGATCGTCCCGGCCTACGGCAAGCGGGTGACGGACGTGCTCAAGGGCATGCTGCGCCCGTCGCTGGTGGCGGCGTCGGGGCGCAAGCTGGTGACGGCGGACTGGTCCGCGATCGAGGCGCGGGTGAACCCGTGGCTGTCGAACTGCCCGTCGGGTGACGCCAAGCTGGACCTGTTCCGCACCGGCGAGGACATCTACAAGGTCAACGCCTCGGCGACGTTCGGCGTCGGCGTGCCTGACGTCGACGACGCGCAGCGTCAGGTCGGCAAGGTGCAGGAGCTGGCGTGCGGGTTCGGCGGGTCGGTCGGTGCGTTCAACGCCATGGGCCGGATCTACGGCGTCGTCCTGCCCGAGGCGCAGTCGCGCCGCATGGTCGAGGCGTGGCGGCGGGCGAACCCGTGGGCGGTCGAGCAATGGTCCGCGCTGGAGCGGGCCTACACGATCGCCATGCGCCAGCCGGGGCATGAGTTCACCGCCGGGCGGGTGACGTATCTCTATGATCGTCAGCACCTGTGGTATGCCCTGCCGTCGGGCCGGGTGCTGTGCTATCCTCACGCTCGCTTTGAGCGCGACGGCATAACCTACGCCAAGGCGGCGTGGAAGCCAGCGCAGGACGCGAAGGAGTGGCCGCGCGCGAGGCTGTGGCATGGGCTGGCCTGCGAGAACATCGTCCAGGCGGTCGCCAACGACCTGCTGCGCGACGCGCTGCGCCGCCTTGACGCCGCCGGGCAGAGGGTCATCCTGCACGTCCATGACGAGATCGTGCTGGAGGCGGACGACGTAGAGGCTGCCGCTGCGCAGCTTGAGGCCGTAATGGTAGCGCCCCCCGCGTGGGCGGCGGGGCTACCGCTCGCGGCAGAGGTCAACATTCGGGAGAGGTATGGGAAATGAGCGAGTTCGTCGACTACATCTGCAATCTGGCACCGGAGGGCGACACCGCCCTGCTGGTCTACCAGAAGCCCGCCAAGGGCACCCACGCCGACGGCTCGCCCAAGTATACCTGGCCCTCGTTCCTGCCGTCAGAGGGCGTGAAACCGGGCACCGCAGCCTATCTCAACACCGGCTCGTTCATCCTCGACCGCATGACGTCCGGCGTCAGCGCCGCGCAGGCCAACTGCGAGTTCATCCTGTGCATGATGCTCGACGACATCGGCACCAAGTCCAAGCGCCCGCCGCTGGAGCCGACGTGGATCATGGAGACGTCGCCCGGTTCATTCCAGTGGGGCTACGCCTTCGCCGACCAGCCGCCCAAGGCGGCGTTCGTCGCCGCGATCAAGGCGATCGCCAAGGCAGGCTACACCGATCCCGGCGCGACCAACGCGGTGCGCAACTTCCGTATCCCCGGCTCGGTCAACCTCAAGCCCGGACGTGAGGCGTTCGCCGCCCGGCTGGTCGAGTTCCATCCGGGGCGTGAGTTCACCCTGGAGCAGATCTGCACCGCCCTCGACGTCGTGCCCGACGAGGCCGACACCGCCACCCACGTCTCGCTGCGGCTGGCCGACACCGGCGACGACACCGTCTTGAAGTGGCTGTCGGATCAGGGCATGGTTCTCGGTCGCGCCAACCACTCTGGCTGGCTACCGATCGTTTGTCCCAACAAGGACAAGCACTCCGACGGCACCGTCGAGGCTGGCTACCGTCCGCTCGACCGGATGTTCTGTTGCCATCACGGCCACTGCGAGACGCTGACGTCGCAGGTGTTCCTCGACTGGGTCCATCAAAACGGCGGGCCGAACACCGCCCCCGGCCTGCGCGACGACCTGCTGGCCGAGCAGATGCAGCGGGTGCAGGCGGCGCTGACGCCGACCACCTTCTTTGCCGAGGGCGCGGACGATGTGATCGCCGAGGTCACCCGTAAGGAACTGGGCCGGGTCGAGAAGCGGGAGTGGTATAAGCGGTTCGCCTACATCCAGAACGAGGACTGCTTCTTCGACCTGGCCGACCGCCGCGAGGTCAGCCGCGCTGCCTTCAACGCGCTGTTCCGGCACATCAAGTGCGACAGCATCCACAGCGGGCGCAGGGTCGAGGCGTCGGTCTGCTTCGACGAGAACCGGCAGGCGATGGGCGCGGCGTCGGTCGCGGGCGTCACCTACGCCGCCGGCGAGGGCGTGCTGGTGGCGCATGGCGGCGAGCCGTTGGCGAACCGTTGGCGTGATGCCCGACCGCCCGTCGCCAGCGGAGGCGAGCCGACCCGGTGGCTGGAGCACTGCCGCCTGCTGGTGCCGGACGAGGCGCTGCTGGAGCATCTGTGGGACGTGATGGCCTACAAGCTCCAGAACCCGGCGGTCAAGATCAACCACGCCGTCCTGCACGGCGGCGACGAGGGCTGCGGCAAGGACAGCATGTGGGCACCGTTCATCTGGTCGGTCTGCGGCCCGCACATGCGCAACCGTGGGCTGGTCGACAACGAGAGCCTCAAGTCGCAGTTCGACTACCATCTGGAGAGCGAGATCCTGCTGATCAACGAGCTGCGCGAGCCGGACGCCTCGACGCGCCGGGCGCTGGCCAACAAGCTCAAGCCGATCATCGCCGCGCCGCCCGAGACGCTGCCGGTCAACCGCAAGAACAAGCACCCCTATGAGGTGGCCAACCGGATGTTCGTCCTGGCCTTCTCCAACGACCCGGTGCCGCTGGCGCTGCCGTCGCAGGACCGGCGCTGGTGCTGCGTCTGGAGCCACGCGCCGCGCATGACGCCAGCCGAGGGGCAGGCGCTGTGGGCGTGGTTCAAGGGCGGTGGGTTTGAGGCGTGCGCCTCGTGGCTGTCGCAGCGCGACGTGCGGGCGTTCAATCCGGGTGCCGCGCCGCCGCTGACCGACTTCAAGGACAATCTGGTCGAGCACGGCATGTCCCTCGCCGAAAGCTATCTGGTGCAGATGATGCGCGAGCGGGTCGGCGAGTTCGCCCATGGTGCGATCGGATCGCCGTTCCAGGCGCTGTGCGAACGTCTTACCGCAACGCGGACGGACGGGGTGAAGGTGCCGCAGCCTGCGCTGCTGCACGCGCTCAAAGAGGCGGGCTGGAAGGACATGGGGCGGCTCGGGTCGGCTGACTACCCGACCAAGAAGCAAATCTTCGTCGCCCCTGGCGTCGGGCGGGGCCTGTCCAAGAGCGACCTGCGCCGTCTGGTCGAGCCGGAGGCCCGCGAGGGGCTGGTGCTGGTCAAGAAATAGGCCCGCGCCGAGGGAACAGCGCGGGCCTAAAGCCAACCAATCACAGAAGGCTCGCCGGGAGGCGAGGTCAGAGATTAGCTTGGGATCAGCAGGTTCACAAGCCCTATGATGGGCAGGGCGACGGCTGCGCCGGCGAGCAGGAAGTCGCGGATCATGCGGGCCATCACTCGGCCATCCATTCGCCGGACAGGGCGAGGAAGTCGGGCCGCTCCTCGGTCGGCTTGTCCCACATCGCAGGCTCGACCCAGAGGATGCGGTTGTTCGGGAACGCCCCGATCGACCCGTCCTCCATCTCCATGACGTGCAGGTGCTTGTGTTGCTCGCTCATGTCGGCCAGCGACGACCCGGTGAAGTCGATCGAGAACCTGTAGCGGGCCGCGCGCCGGTCGGGCAGGATCTGCGCCCGCATCCGGCGATGGAACTCGAACGCATGGACGCCGAAGTCGCTGGAGAAACAGTCCCACGGCTGGATGTAGGTGTGGTCGAAGCCGACGCGCGGCTTGTCAGGCACACGCCAGCAGAACGCCTCAATGGGAGCGAGGAACCCAGCCCCGGCGCCATACTCGGTCAGGACGCACTGGAACTGTAGCGACTGGCCCTGGACGACCCGCAGCCCGTGGATGACGCACGGCAGGTAGTAGCCGTGGCCGTCCTGTAGGTCGCGGGTGTATTCCTTGCGGATGTAGCCGTGGAAGAAACGGTCGAAGGATCCTATGATATACATTACAGCCCCGCTGCTTGCAGTTGGTCGGCGATCGAGGGCCGCGCAGGCCATGACTTGTGCCAGTCAGCAGCTTTAAGCGCAGCCGCGCGGCTCCGATAGTTCCGCCCGCCGCTATGCCAGATGCCGTTCTGAGTGAGCGTGAAGGACCATCGGTCGCCGTCCTGCTCAAGCTCGGTATGCCATGTGTCAGTCATGGTCTTCTCCTGTAAGGGCGGCTCGGGCTTCGGCGCAGCTTTCCAGCCATTCGATCATGTCGGGATAGTTAAGCCGCGCCCATTCGGTTGCTCCTCGATTGTAAGCCACCTGAACTGCACACCGTAGGTCGCTTTCAAGGCCCTCCACTTTATCCCGCAGTCTCTCTATCTCAGCGGCTTGGCGTTCAAGGGTGTCGGCTGCTTCGGGGCCGTCGGGGTTGGGGTGCCAGTTGGTCGTCACCTCCCAGATGCCGGACCAGTCGCTAGGCCCTCGTGAGGATTCGACAGCTCGCAGCCTCTCGCACAGACCGGCTATGTCAGGGGTGGTCATTGGGGGTCTCCACGCGGGTTAGATATTCAGTCTCGCGGGTCCGTTTGCGAGGGTCGCGGTAGCCGTCCACCTTGCACCGCTGTTCGGGCAAGAGAATGGACGGGCAAGCCTTCGGCCTGACCTCAGCGCACTTCGGGCACGGAACGCCGTGAGCGGCCCTAGCCTCGCGCTTGGCCTCGCGAATGTCCCGGCACATATCGCCGTATTCACTCATCACTCCCTCCCTGTATCGGTAGGGCGAAGGGCTGCGATGATGGCGTCGGTCAGCCAAAGCCAATACGAGCCGTCATCGTCGCCGGGCCATTTTGGCGAACCCGAGACAACAGACCAATGACGCTCAAACAGCGTCTTCGCAATCTCCTCCCTGCTCACCCCTACCGGAACGACAGGGGATGCTGCGAGCATGTCTTTCCAGATGCCGATGAGCGGCCCGTAACTGTCCAACCGGACGAGAGGCATCAGCGCCTCGCGGCCATTCACCAACATTGCCTCGGTCGGCTCAACCGGAACCGTCCGCCAAGCCTTCCCCTCTGGTGCAGGGGTGCGGCGGTTCCAGTCGTTGCTGGACCCGTATTGATCGGGGCCGACCGCCCCACACGACAGACAGACAGCGCCGACCCATTTGTCGTCACCTCCTACCCGTAGGTTCCCACCCCCACAGAAGGGACAAGGCAACAGTTTCTCGCTCATCGTTCATCACCTTTCTGGTTGAGGGCGGCTCGGGCTGCCGCTGCCACTTGGCCAAGGCGATGCAGCGCCCCACCATCATCACGCAGCGTCGTAATCGCAATCCGCTCCAAAGCCCGGCGCTGCTCTTGGTATGCTTTCAGGAGGTCGCGGAGGTCTTTACGATCTACAAGCTGCCCTTCGTAATCAAAACCGAGGTCGTGGTGCGGGTCAGACAGCCGCGCGACAACCGCCTCCATATCAGCGGGGAGTTCGTCGGCCTCCATCACAGCCACCACAGGCTGATAACGCCAGCGAGGGCCAGCAGGATGATGATGCTGCGAGGACGCAGCACCTCGGCCACGGCCTTGAACCAAAGCGGCGGCTCGTCGGAGGGGCGGAAGTCCCAGCCACGGTGGCTGGCCTGGTCGGTGGTCATGGCCGCGACGCGGCGGTGGTCGCGGGGATCTTGCATGTCGATCATTGCTCTGTGTCCTTATTCAATCGTTTAGCCTCGGCCTCGCACTCGGCGCGGCTGGCGAACTTGGGGCCGAACTTGTCGCGCCAGCCGACGTTCAGGCCGTCGCGGCACACCATCCAGCGCGGGTAGTCGTCGGTCTTGTCGCTGGCCGACTGGGCGTAGTAAGGGCCTTTCATTGGTCCAGCCTCCGGTAGTCCGGCTCCAGCGGATTGGCGCGGCGGAAGTCGTCGGCCTCCTCACGCTGCATGCGGGCCTGCTCGGTTTTCGCCTGCTCGTCATCCCAGCAGTCGTTGCACAGGATCTCACCAGTTTCCTCGAACGCCTCGGCGTTCGGATAGAACTCGTCCGCGCTGCATTTCTCGCAGCCGTGCCGGGCGCGTTCCATAACGGCGTCGTAAAACGCCCATGCTCTGGCGGTGCTCATTGGTTCATCTCCCAGATGGCGGCTTGGAGCCGCGCGGCGGCGGCGTTCAGGCGGTCGCGCTGTTCCTTGGTGAGGCTGGCCAGGTCGAGCCGTTCGAGCTGGCCTATGGCCACGGTAGCGGACGACATGCACCGCTCGAACGCGGTGGATCCGTCGTAGTCGGTCGCGATCGCGTGCGGCAAGCCGTAGACGGGGTGCGGCTTGAGGATCATCGGCCCGCCCCCACGATGTCGCCGGCGACCGCCAGCCAGTCACGGCGCGGCAGGGCGGCGCGTGCGGCCTCCATGGCGGCGTGAGCGGTCAACAGGTCCTCATAGAGCGGCACCAGGACCGTGAGCTGTGCCAGCCGGGGCTGGTCGGTCACGTCGGCCTGTGCGACCGCCACGGCGTCGTCTGCGTCCTGATATGCCTCCAGGGCGTCGTCATAGGTGGTGCGCAGGGCGTCGGCCTCGCAGCACTCGCAGAGCATGGCGTCGTTCAGGTCGTCTTCGTCGCGGAACCAACCTCCGCAGCCGGCGCACTCGCCGCCGTGGCAGTCTCTCGGGTCTCTCATTGTCTTGTTTCCTTCGTGATTGGTTGAGGCAAGGTCTAGCAATCTTGCCGGGGTGTCAAGTCGTGCGCGAGCTGCGCGAGGGCGGCTTGCCGGTCGGTGACGACGGCCAGCAGGGCCTCGCGCGTCGCGTCGGGGATCTTGAGGCGTAGCTTGCCTGCGAGGCCCGCCTGGACCGTCGAGCGGGCGACGCCTAGCAGCGTGGCCAGCTCGCGGTCACTCATGCCGGTGGCGGCTTTGAACCGTGCGACGATCATTGCGCGAGGCTTTCGAGAGTGGCCAGCCAGTGCGGGAAGGCGTCAGGCGTCAGGCTCTCGACTAGGGTCGTCCCGTCGTCCATGTCCGTCGTCTCGAACGGTTGCGCCGCGACGTGCGCGCGGATCAGGGCCAGATCGTTCAGTGCCGCCGGCGCGTCGTCCAGCGTGTAGCCATGGTCATCCATGGCGTCGGCGAGCGTGTCCAGCGCGGCGATCGCGTCGGCCAGGGCGATAGCGTCGGACGGCGAGGCCGCGAGCCGCGCGCGCTCCAGGGTGTCGAGGATCAGTTTCATCGGGGTGGTGTCCTTTGTGGTGGTCGGAGGGGATAGCCGTCCGGCAAGCCCGCCAGCCCTCAACGGCTGGCGGGTAAGCGGGAAGGCTACAGCCAGGTGGGCAGGCCGACGGTCGGGGTGACGCGGATCGGCATGCAGACGGCGAAGATGGCGGCGTCGGGGCTGCCGCACGCGATGATATGCGGGCTGGCGTCGTCCGCGCCGCGCATAACGAGGCCATGAGCTGTCTTGCTCCAGTCGGTGAGCGCATCGCCAAGCCGCGAGAGGAGCTTGACGTCAAACGCCGCACCGGTCGCCACCATGTCGCCTTGCGGCAGGATGCGGCGCCAGTCGGGATAGTTTCCGTCGATCAGGGTTGAGGCGGCGGAGCGCCAGATTGTAGCTTGATCGACGGAGCTTTGCACCGATGCCTCGCCCGTCACCGGGTCGATCGTGACGGTCCCGCCCTTGCGCGCGGCTTTCAGGCCGTCTTTGCCCAGGTTGACGATGATGCCACCCGACGGCAGGAGCGAGGCCGCGTCGGCTTTCGGGTCATTGCCCGCGATAAGCATATGGCCGTCCGTGGCGACGAGCGTGACGCCCTTGCCGGTCGCGCCGGCGGGCTGGATGCAGACGCCTTGGAGATAGTAGCGGACGGCTTCGGTCGATTGCGCGACGGCGACGCGGGCGAACAGGTTGGCGTTAATCTGGATCATGGTCAGTTCCTTTGTGATCGGTTGCAGTCGGCACTAACAGGCCGTCAAACCCGCCACGCGCGAGGCATGGCGGGAGAGAGGGCGCGTCAGCGTGTCCAGTAGGTGACGCCGGCGTAGGTGACGGACGTGTAGTCCATACGCAGCTCGCGCGCGGCCTGATTCCAGTCGATGCACCGGGCGGGCCAAGTGGCGTTGTCGTCGATCAAGTCACATTCTTCCGCCAGCTCTTGCGCGTAGGTGCGGAAATAGTCGTCACGGATCAGCGTCACCGGATACCAGTCGCCGCGCCACTGTTCGTCACCGCCCGCGCCGTTGAGTTCGTCCAGCAGGGTACGGAGGGCCACAAGCTCGCTTGCGTCTTCGCTTTCGGTGAGCGCGGCTATCGCGTCTTCAATGCCGTCGTTTGTCTCAAGAGCCTCAACGCGCGCGATGATGTCGCGCACGTCGATGATGTCGTCTGTGGTGATGGCCTGTCGCATGGTGTGAGCCTTTGTGTGTGATTGGTTAGAGCGGTGACGTTAGCAGTATTGCTAGGGGTGTCAAGCGCCGGCGCGAAGGTTGATGCGGTCGTTAAGGCCGCGCCGGAACTCGCGCAGGATGAAATGGCCAGGCGTCGGAAACCAATTCCAGCCGGGATAGTCCGCGTCGGGGTTGGCGCGGATCGCGCGGAGCGCGCCGGCCATTTGCCGGATTGAGACCGAGCGGCCTTCTGGTGTTTTGAAAAACCGGGGGTGAGTGGAGCGCATTTGATTGGCCTTAAGGTGTGATTGGTGACGCTAACCTAGCACATTTGACATAGGTGTCAACCCCCCTTGCGTCTGGCGGCGGTCGCGGCCTTCGCGGTCGCGACGACGAACGCCGCATAGGCGTCGGCGCGCTTGCGGGCCAGGGCGCGCGAGACGCGCGCGGCGGGGACGTCGGAGCTGTCGTCAGGCTTGGCGGTTTTGGCGTTGCTTTCGGCCTTCGCGCGCTCCTTCGCGCGTGTGCCGATCGCGGCGCGCGCGGCGCGGATCAGGGCGGCATCGTTTGGCATCGTTTTTCGTCCGTGTGCTGACATTGTCATCGGGAAAAGGGCGTGGATGACAATAAGGCGGGATTGTGGCGAGGATCGTTCGCTGTCTGTTCTAAAGTTAGGTTTTCTGGGTAGTCATTTAGGTAGGGGTTTTCGGGGTGCGTGACAATCGCGCAAATGCCTGCGCGGCGGCGGTTTGGGGGGCTTTCATTGTCAAATTGTCATTCTCTATCAAGTTCTACTAAACTTCTAATAATAGGGTATAGGGGGGCTAGACGACGAGGGCTAGTCAACTTTTCGGACCATGACAATATGACAATGTGACTATTTTAGCCCCGAAAAAGCGTCGAAAAACGCCGCGCAAATTGCTTCGCGCGGCGTCTGTTTTTGGGGGTTTGCGCCAGGGTTAGATTGCGGCGTCTTTTGCCTTGCGGCGTTCAATCTCGCGCAAGGCGTATTCCATCGCCTTAGCCGGTTCACTGGCGAAACCGATTTGCGCGCACCGTGTCGAATGCGTTGCGCCGGCGCGATAGACTTCTAAGCCCGTCGGGACTTTCAGGACCCAATAGGACCCATCTTCATGCATGATGTCGGCTTCCCGGTATGTCATGCGTCACCCCGTGGCGTGATGATCAGGAACGACGTTTCCGGCCCTTGCCAACCGGCGCGCGTGATTTCGATTTCCACGCCTTGCGCCATACGCCGCGCCTTCACCTTGTGGCCGGCGGCCTGTAACGCGTCGATTTCCGCGTTAGCGCGGCTGATCAAGTCGTTCTCGTATTCAATCCCGGTCATTGTCTGTTTCCCTCTCTTGTGGGCGCATCCCGCGCCTGTTTGGTATGGTGACCGCCTAGGGGTGCTAGAACGCGTCCAGCACCCCTCTACGGCGGTTTTAGAGTGTGTCGTAAATCGCCTGGCGTTCGT